CTGGTGCACCGAATCCTCCTGACGCAGGTGCGCCAAATGTTGAGCCGCCGCCCATTGATGAATTGAATCCGCCACTTGATGCTCCTCCAAAGCCGCCACTCATACCGCCCATACCGCCCATACCACCTTGATTACTACCAAACCCGCCAGCTACATTGCCTGACATGTTTTGATTGTTAGTAATAGTTTGACTCGTAGCAGTTGGATTTGCGGCTGTACCTGCTAGTTTTTCTTGTGTACGACCAAACGCACTAATACCTAGTACTGCGCCCATTGCAATGTGGAATAATCCTGCACCTTGTAGTGTTAATGGATTCCATTGAGTAATTGGTGCATGATTGATACCTTGCCATAATGCCCATAGTACTGGAAATACTGCCATGTCTAACAGACAGATAAGCATATACATCCAGCCCATCATTGGACGCCATAGGGTTTGCATCCAGTTACTATCTTTCTCTTTTGACATTGTTCGCTCCTTTGTCTTTATATACGTATTTATTACGGAGTTTGTGGAGACGGGGCTGACACTTCGTTTGGGACAATATCTCCCAATGTAGGTTCGACTTGATTAAATGTTTCAACAACTTTAACTTTACCTTCAATTGCTGATGGTACATTAGCTAAGTGTTGAGCCGCACGTTCGGCCGCTTCTTTTGCTTCTAATACTAGAGCTTCTGCTTCTTCTTGAGCTTTTTCTGCCGCCGCAACTGCCGCCGCATGTGCTTTAGCCGCTAACTCTGCTACTTTAGATTTTTCTGCAATCAGTTTTGCCTCTAAAGCCGCAATCGTGTTTTCTGAATCTTCAACTAATTTGTCGGCATCTAAAAAAATATTTTTTAATTTGCTAGCAGTTAGTTGTTCTATTTTAGTAAAAAATCCCATGATAATATCCTTTATTTTATGTTATCAAAAATCTGCTTCTGTTTTGTATACCAATCTACCCACGTATCTACTTTGTCTTTACATTCGTAATAATCACTGTAGTTATCTGTGACAGTTTCCAACACATCACTTAATTTGCTAGTTGACGTATCAACTTGTGCAAGATCCGGACATTCGATTAACAACTCTGGAGGAACATCTGGAAATTTCATTTGAACTAACACTTTAGAATTATTGGTAGCACATGCTGTAAGTATTAATGAAACTAATAATACACTAATTAATCTCATTTTTTATCTCCAGTGACTTCTACACTAACTGTACCTTTAGTAGTATTAGGATTTTTAGCAGCCTCATTGATAATTTTAACTACCGCCGGATCTAATTTACATTCTGCATCAATGCGTTTTTCAACTGTTTGTATTTCTTTTTGCACAACAATTTTAGTATCGTGTATTACTTTAACTTTTTGTTGATGTTTTTGTTCAACTAAAACATTAGTGTCTTTGCTAGCTTGTTGTGCAACTGCCATTTTTGCTTCCATTTCTTGTATTTGTTCACGATAGATAGCACTTACACCTGCACCGCCATACATGAAAATTCCAAATATTGTTAATGCCAGCCCTGCGGGTCTAAGTAAAAATGTATATGGTTTTATTTGTGGAAAATGACTTAATACTCCTGAAAAGAAATATATTGCAAATCCACCGCCTGCAATCGCTGGCCATAACCAACTGGGCAAATCGCCTATAATCTGTTGTATGAGCCATGCAAACATAATTAACCTTGTAGTATTTGATGTGCGTTAGCAGTATGTTGTTGACGTTCTGTTAACCCAAGAGTGCCGCCATTTACTTTTTTAGTAATACCTAATACATCGCCGTTATCAGCTAATGCATTAAGATTGTTACTTTCCCAAAACCAGCAAGCACTTTGAACAGCACCTTCGAATGTTCCTAAAAATTCTGGAATTTGATCTACTGGAGTATCGATACTATCGGCAAATTGTTGATAGTTTGCTTTACCAGTGATCTGAATTAGGCCACGTCCGCAAAATTTCCAACCGTCACCACTGGCTTCATCACCATTGCCCATACGACCTGCGTATGCTCTGTTAGCAATTTGTTCTGGATGATGCCCATATTGTTGAGCAACTTCCATATTTGGAAAGTGACTTGGCCAAATCTTAACTAATGTCTCTGGTTTATAATTTAAATTTTCTATAAGTGCTTTGTACCCGGCACTTTCAACCATTGTTTGCCCTAAAAAACAAGCAACACGTTCTGGCGTATTAATATCATAATCTGGTAAAATCTTGCATAGTGCTTCATGCCAGTGTTCACTATACGGATTATTTTGTAATATTGCTGTGCATTTTTCTAATGAAAAATCAAACGTAAAATCTGACATTCTTATTTCCTTTTTAGTGCAACGGCCCAACCGTTGTTTTCAAATATAAATGTATTACCAATCTTATTGATATTATAGTTTCCAATTACTTTAGTTAGGAACATGACTTCTGCCATGTCTTTACTTTCTAAAATTATTGGGCCTTTAATACTATCATATATTTCTTTTTTATCGCCACTATTTATAATATCAAATGTTACAGTTCCACTAAAAGGTCTTGTAAATGAAATACTTTCGTCTAACAATTTAATTTCATCTGCGTAACTATTCTTAAAAAATTCTTGAAAATTATCCATTGAATTTCTTTTCGTAGCAATTTCATATGAATTTTTATCTTGGGGAACTGCTATATTAATATTTTCTATAGTAGCATCTTGACTTTTAAAATTCTTAAAATATCTAAATCTCATATCATTGAGATTAGCTAATTTTTTAACACCTTCTAATATTTCTAATATTTGTTCTGCAATATGTCTAGTACGTTCTAATTCTACAAAAACAAAATAACTACCATCGTCTGTTTCTCCGCTGGTACAATCTGCATCTAATACAAAGGTATAGCCCATCTCGATAAAATTTTCAAGATCTTTTGCGGCATCTTCTTGCTTAACTTCAAAACTTAGTACTACAACTTGTTCGTCATCGCCTATTTTACTTTTAAAGGCATCGATACCAAACACTTTTTTAACTAAGTATTCAAGATCGCCTGCACGTAAACTTTCTGTAAGTTGCATATTAATCCTTAAACAGGGGTACTAGCAGGAGCGCCACCAGGAGGTGCTGACATTCCAGGAGTAGGTGCAGGCCCAGCTCCAGGAACTGCACCCGGTGATTGAGGCGCTGGAGCGGCAGCGGCATTGGCAGCCACAGCAGATTTAGGTGCTTCTGAATTCTGTCCTTCATTCTTCATCTTGTCCATATAGCCCTTATAGATATCAAACGCAATCTTTTTAGGCATTTGTATTTCTACTATCCAAATAGGATGACGATCTAAACGACCTTTTTTACTGTTAGGACGAATGTCTTCTGCTGTACGAATTTTACGAGGTTCTATCAAATGACTTTTTTGATAGCTAATTTTGCAACCTAATTCCATTAAACGCTTGCCAGCAGTTGGATCAGGCATCTTATCCTTGGGCCACATGAATCCAGCAGTAATCCAATGACGATCTACACGTGGTCCATACGCTAATTCGCCATCTTCCCAGTTTTCATATACATACGTATCCATCTCATCTAACACACGCTCAAAGTCTTTAAGCACCGCAAGACTGCTGTTGTTTTCGTATAGATCTTGTATGTTCTGTATTACGTCTAAAATATCATGCATGTTGGTTTCCAGAAACTTGTATACTTATTTAGCTGGTTTGAAACTATAACATAACAGTTTATTATTCTTGTATTCTGTTAAATAAAAATGTAGGACCTCTGTAGTTATCAAAGGCGGTCACTACAAGTCCTACTTTAACAAGTAGAGTAGGAGCTAAACTAGATGAGTAAACAACGAGTGAAAAAGCGTTTTACATCAGAAGTTAATATCATTGATTTTCAGCCGTATCTTCCGGCTAAAAAGCAACGTGTCAGTATCAATGCACGTAACGCTAATCAGAAACTATATCTTTCCAAATTATATTCAGAACACACTAGCATAGTACTTGCTATTGGTCCTGCCGGCACGGGTAAAACCATGTTGGCTGTACAATATGGAATTAAATTGTTTCAGGAAGGTAAAGTTGACAAAATCGTGGTAACAAGACCCGCCGTGTCCGTAGATGAGGATTTAGGCTTCTTACCAGGTGACTTAAATGAAAAGATGGCACCCTGGACAAGACCTATATTTGATGTCTTGGGCGAATATTATCAAAAGAAAGAAATAGCAGGAATGTTAGAGGAAGGAACTATTGAAATCAGCCCACTAGCCTATATGCGAGGCCGAACATTTAAAAACGCATACATAGTTGCAGATGAAATGCAAAATGCTACAGTGAATCAAATGAAAATGCTACTGACCCGTTTAGGAGAAGGGTCTAAGATGGTAGTGACAGGAGATCTAGCACAAGCAGACCGATTGAGCGATAATGGTCTAATTGACTTTTGCAAACTACTCGAAGAAAAAGAATATTTGGAACATATTGATATTATTCAATTTGAAGCCAAGGACATCGAACGCCATAATGCCGTGAAGGAGGTGTTAGCGGTTTATGGAGAATAATAGGATGTAAAAAAAGGGCCTTAACGGCCCTTTTTTATTGTGACAAATGACTTAGCCTAATTAAGGTTGCCGCTAAGTTAATTTCTGGATCTGCAACAAATGTATGATCTACTAGACCTTGTTTAATTATCAAGATAGCTTTATCTTGTGTAGCTTCTTCACCAAACAATGTAATGTTATCGTACAGCCAACGATAGATATCTTCCATTTCATCTGGCCTAGCTTTGCCGCATAGTAATTTTCTAGCATCTGAAATTTTACCGGCTTTAAATAACTCGACCATTTCGATTTTATAATCACTTACTCCACTATCACTAGATTGCGGACTCATAAGTTTTCCTTCCATGCTGTGTTGCTGTAATAAATTAATGCATTTACGCAAATCTGGATACACGCTTTTAACATAAGTATCTAGAGTATCTAGATCAAATTCTATTCCCTCTTCTACTAAAATTGTAGCCGCTCTAGCTGTGTACTCTGTTTGATCGATACTGGCAAAATGCATTTGTTGACAACGACTGTGTAGTGCTGGTACAATTCTATTAGGAGTATTACAGGTTAGAATAAAACGACTATGATCGCTATATTCCTCCATAACACCTTTCAAAGCATCCTGAGCCTCGGGACTTAACCGATCAGCTTCGTCTAAGAGTACAACTTTGAATGGTCCAAACGGAATCATTTGTACAAAATTTGTAATTTTCTCTCTAACAACTTCTCGGATACCTGTATCTCTACTAGCATTAACTTCTAGTATATCAAAATCCGGAATACCTAATTCTGCCATTAACACTTTAGCTAGCGTAGTTTTGCCAATGCCAGGACTGCCACTTAACAATAAATGGGGAATACTGCCGTCTTTAACCCACGATTTAATCTGAGATCTTTGATTCTCATCTCTAAACACATAATCGTCTAAAGTCTTAGGACGATATTTTTCAACCCATAGTTGTTTCATTCTGTGTCCTTAATAAATTGTTTTAAGTCGGGAGGAATCCAACCAATTGGTTTTAATACTTTACCATCTTCACGCTTGCGAACTTTGCCTGTTTCTTTATCAATTTTAGCAAAGTTTGTGCTCATAACTTCTTTCCAACCACCTTCTGGGTCTGTTCCCATACTATGCATAGCACCAACACATACTACTACAATATCTAGTAGTGCGTCAAAAGTTTCGACACGATCCTTTTCATTTAATGCTAGTACTAGTTCTTTACATTCTTCTTCAATTAACTTTAGATACATGTTGAACTGGTCTTCATTCCAATCGCCTACAGTTTGATCGCAGGCTCGCATGAATTTTTCTTGATCTCTAAATGGGTTTGTCATTGTAGTATGTCCGGTGTAAATCGTTTAATTTGATCTCTGCTAGCTGAAATTGCATCAACCATGTTATGGTATTCAATTTCTTCTAAACTAGTTCTATAAATGCTCAATGCTTGAGTCATCATTATAGCGGCTACAGGCAGAGGACCGTGTTTTCCCATCATTTCTGATGCAAATTCTAATTGTTTATTATAAAGCTCTTGTAGATCTGGGTCGTATTCTTGCATATAATCCTTACTTTTCCTTATTGTACAGGTGAAACCAGGCCCGGTCAAGAGGCCTGTTGCTCGAAATGCTAGTAATTAAGCTGGATGGAAATCGTATTCCGGAGGACTTAAATCAATACTCTTTAACCCCCATGATAAATCGTTTGGTTTTTCGTCTGCTGATAGCAACATACAATTAGTATCTACACGGAATATTTTACGTTCAGTGCCATCTGGTTCAACTAATGTAATTGCTCGAGTCCAACGACCGTGCTCGATTAAGATCCATTCGCCAACTTTAACCTCGGTTTGTTTTGGTCCAACTGCATATACACGACCCCACCGAGGTTTAATTCCATAATCTTTACCGTCATCGCTAGGTATGTAAAGTCCACTTGCAGTTCGCACGTCATCGAAATTCATATCAGTGACAAACACATTATCTCGAATAGGCAGAATAGTGCCCTCTACTTTGGCCTTAAATCCTACGTGACCGATACCTTTTGAATCTGCCATTACTCTTTCCCTTCTGGATCCTGATTAGATACATCTTTTGTTGCTACAGGAGCAGGAGCGCCCGGACGAATATTAATTTGATCTAACACAGGTGCAGGCGGATTGCTAGCCGCTATAATTTCTTCACGCTTACGTATGATTTTGCCGCCAGTGCCAATTTCATCGCCTCGAGCGTTGACTTTCATATTGCCGACAGCCGGTGTTGTTTCATTTAAATTAATAAGTTTATTCATATCAATTTCTTTACCTTGCATACTACGATGCACAGTTTTTGGTTGGTCTTTCATTGCCATATTAATCTCCTTGGATTATACTAGTACTTATCTTAGGAATTCTCGCCAATCTAAATTATAGGCTAAACTGTCGATTTTGTGAACTCCAACCAAGTATAGCACATAACTTGCTACACTTGATCCTCTGCCTACGCCCCATAAAATATTATTTTCGTCTAAAGTATCTACCAAATATTTAAGATAATATAATAAGTCCATCATACCATATTTTATAAACGCTTCTAACTCCTCGCTAACTCTATTAGTTTGCTCATCAGTAGTACACATTCCATAAAGCATTTCTACTAAATTTGGACAATAATCGTTAGGCATAAACCATAAACTTTGGCAAGCCTTGTCGTATTCTGCAACATCAGCATGAGTAGTATAGGGTTCTAAGAATTTAAAACCTAATTGATTTTCAAATTCTTTTATACTATCGGTTCTTTCGCTGACTATTAAAGTGTCGTTGGCTGAAAATTGATATCCTTGATACAAAGCATCAAAAATATCTTGCTCATTAAAGATGGGATTACTATATTTGTCTAGGCGCATTTGCCTAGTTTAGCTGATATTAATTAATTTGTCAAGCCCTTTGTCACGATTATTCATCATTTTTTCGTATTCTGCTTGACGTCTTTTATTTGCTTCCGCTTTGTATGTGTCCAACATAGCACTAATTTGTTGTTGAACTCCAAAATTCCTAGTCAAAAAATATTTGCGAGTTAGATCATTAATTTTATTATCTAACTCGGCATCCTTTAATTGACTAAGATCACCTGCTAACGGATGCATTAGTGATATTCACCTAAGTATTTGATGTATACGTTAGTACCGGCATCATAAGTCCATGCTTCGATTACTTTAACATTGGCATCTGTGCTAGATGATAGTGTTGCCACTGCGGTAGCAGTAGTTCCGCCTACTCCCGGAGAACTAATTGTAACAGTTGGAGCAGTGGTAGTATAACCATCACCATTGTTAGTAATAGTAACAGATTTCACTCCATTAGATAATGATGCTTTTGCTCCACTACCTGAACCGCTAATAGCTGTAAGGTTGAATGTACCAGGATAAGGTCTTGTTAATATGCCACCACTAATTACAGTTAGTGCAGTTATCGCACCGGCATTAACTGTAGAAACTTGTAAAATCACATCACTGTGTGCATCTACTACTAATTGATCACCGGCCGAGAAACCAGTTCCTCCTGCGGTAATGGTTGCACTAACTATTTGATAAACAGCAACACCTGTTGGACTTGTACCGCCGGATGATGTTGGACTAGTAAAACTTACAGTAGCTGGAGTAGTATATCCTGAGTTAGGACTACTACCGATGGTGTTATTAGTAACTTGTACTCCAATAACACTTTCTCCTCCTACTGTGAATCCTAAAGTGCTAGTACCAGGTAACGTTGGGAAATCTGTAGTATAATGGATAGTGCCAGATTTTTCTGTACTAAAACTTGGACTTCTGACGTTTCCTGAATTATCAGAAGTTATAATAACAGTGACCTTAGCCCATTGGCCAGTAGAAGTTGGCCAATTAACAAATGTTAATGTAGGATTACCGCTTAATTTAAACTTTTGCAAAGGACCGTTGGTGATATCTATATTGGCATTTGCACTAATTCCTAACAAACTACCATCAAAAAACACGCCATTAAATTGACTATACAAGGCATTGTATATTGTACTGCCTAACATATTATTTTGTACAGTTGTTGTGCCAGTGGCCAAATCTGCTGTTAGTACAGCATTGCTTTGTAACGCTGTTATTTCTGATTTAGCAACACCGAGCCCAGCTGAAATAGCTGTAAAGTTATCTCTGAATCCTTGGCTATTATTATCTTGCCCTGCAACCGGGTAAGTTGTGTTGATTGCACCGTAATTAATCTGACTGGTCATACTGTTATCCTATCGTTTTTGAATACTAGGTATTTATCGCTTGTGTAACCGGTGACAGAATCTATTATATATCTATCTACGGTATAGTCTAATTGTTTAAAATCGAATCCACTATTTTCGACTAATAGTTTTATTCCTGTACTTTCCCCTACTAAACAGTAACAAATAGGAACCGCAAGTACAAATCCTAATTCTTGCTTAGTTCCGGGTTGTATACTGCGCATCCATAAGGGCAAATAATTTCGTTCGGTTGACCCGGTTTGTCCAATTCTATATTGCCAGTTTGTTATACTGCTAGGGAAAAACGTATCTACATCTGGGTTACTAATTTCATATCCAGTACTGTCTACTGTAACACTTTCTAAAGGTCTGCGGTTACTTGGTGCATTAGCAGATAAATCTGATAAACTTCTACTCCAGAAATTTGGAACACTATCGACTGTAATTGTATCGGATTGATGTCCAATGCTTTTTACTTTTAATGGGAGATGAGCTCCGTTGGGTTCTAACGGATCTAACATTTTTAAATAAACAACTTCGTAAACTGCGGTAGTAGTGCCCGGCAAATATGCCACGGCAGTTTGTACACTATCAAAAATAAATCTTTTACGCTTATGATTTAATCCCATAGCTGCCGCAATTTGACTTGCACTGGTAGTTTGTATTCCAGCATACGCTATCATGCTAAGATTAAATTGCAATCCAAAATTAGGATCATTTGATCTATACACAGATGATGGGGAAAATACTGATGTATCATTCATAAAACTCTTAAATGCAGTTCGCTGAGTATTATTCAAGTAGGGTTGTACTCTAATATTGCTGTATGCTATTGCGTCTGGAACATTTACTGTTATTGTAAAAGTTTTTGATACTGCGCTGTAGCCAAACTGATCCCGAGCTTGTACAGTAAATGTGTACACTCTATCAACAGTTGTAGTTTTAGCATCGAAGGTTAATGTTCCGCCGTCGAACGTTGTAAGACCTAATATATGATTTACACCGTCTGGGAATTGTATAACTTTTCCGATAATTTCTCCATCGCTAGCCATACTAAGTCCATTAGGTAAACTACCACTAGTAATTGTATACAATACAACTGCGTTTGCGATAGTTGTTGTGGCATTTACACGTAAAGTTGAAACATAATTTGCACCAATGCTTCCAAGATTACTAGGAGTATTCCAGCTAATAATACTATCAACTTCACCTATAATTGTTACTGTAAATGTTTTACTTGAACTAAGTGTATCTCCTTTGTTACCAGGACGAGTAGCAGTTAATGTAAATGTATAAACGGTAGTAATTGCTGGCTGATAAGGAACATTCCCGTACAATTCTGCACTTTCTGCATCAAATTTCATGCCTAGTGGTAACTCACATAGAGATCCAATATAAAATATAGTGGTAGCTGGTATATCTTGTAATAATACTGTTGATAAAAATAATCTATAAACACCAGTAGTTACTGTTGTCACGTTAGTGACGGTGTATATTTGTTGGCTAGCACCACTAATAATATTTTCAAAACAGATAGATTGCCCGACTGTAATGGTTCCTACAATGTTAGTCACCGTAATTTGATTACTATTTTTTACGTTATCTGCATTTGTAATGTTAATTGTAGTAGCTCTAACTTCTCGATTAATAGTTTCTAATGTATAAAACACATCAGTATTATCGTATAATGCTATTGGTATAGTTACATAGTTACTAGCTCTAAATGTTCCTAAATTACTATTAGACAACCACACTGGTTGACGCAAATATGTAGCATCAGCTGTAAATCCAGAGTCCCCGACAAATCCATCTAGTGCAGTATTATCTGCTCTGAATGTATCATCTCCGACTACGAATATTCTAAAAATTCGTTGACTTAGTTTATACCCATCTGTAATAGTTACCTTAAACTGATAGTTGACATTAAGACTGATAGGCTGACCATCTGGCAAACTGTAATCGTAAAACACACCATCGTAAAAATATGTATCAAAACCATTTGTTGGCAAACTGGCAAAATCGTAAGCTACTGCATCGTATGTAGATTCATCATAGGTTCCGGTACCATCGGCAGGAGTAATTTTAAGAGTAGGTGCTATATAACCTGTAATCAATCCGTTTGCATCCATATTCAACCCTGGGGGCAATGTCCCATCTCCGGACGCTATGTAATAAGTTAGTTTAGTACCTAAACTCTGATCTAGATCAAATGCTTCAATTTGATAGTTTACATAAGTCCTATCTAATGCATACAATTGATTATGTACACCTACGGGCAATGCGCCAGCGGCTGTAATAAATGTAGGTACATTGACCGCATGTACAGTTATACTAAATGTTCTGTCAGCAATGCTAGATCCATTGCTTGCTCTTATACAAAATGTAAAAGTAGTGTCAGTGGTAACAATATAAGGATACCCAATAATGCGTGATCCTGACAATTCTAAACCGCCTGGTAGTGCTCCACTTATTACAGTATATGTAATGCCGGAACCAGTAACGGGCAAGGAAATGTTTACTGAAGTTTGCTCAGTAAATGTTCCAAGACTTGTTCCTGAAGGTTGATTCCATACAGATAGTGCCATTAAACAATAGTTCCAAAATTAACTTGAAGTTGTGGTTGTGGATCTACTAATTGACCCATGTCTAATGTATAACCTCTAAAATTAGTATCATTACCTGCAGGTGTTAAAATACTACCTAAATCGACATTGACTTTTTGAGATTCTATTATCATACTAACTAAAAATGATAGATTAGGAACACTTACACCAAACACACTAGTTTGTGTATCTCCTGGGCCAACAATATTATGTCCAGCTAATAATAAATTTGCAGACAATGTAGGATTAGTATCGTTAACAAGACTAGTTTTAGCTGCCAAGTCAACAGTACCAGATGTAGATCCATGATCTGCAATAACTACACTGGAATCTACACTAGTTAGTGATTTGAACTCTAAATTAGTGCCGTTACGATCTTTGAAAATTCCCACGCCTGAACTTAGATTAGTTCCGCCTAGGATTGAGTATTCTGTGTCTAGTGAAGCAAAATTAGCATTTACTTTAGTAAACGCGGTGCGTAAATCGTCACCTGTGCCGTCGTTAGCGTAGTTACCTAAATTGATTGTTTGTAGGGTCATAATCTGCTCTCTTTAGTATATTTATTGAAAAATAGCTACAAAAGAGAGCTAGATAAAGTTAGCAGTTTATAACTTTAATGATGTTTTAAGTTCTTTTAGTCCGCCTACATAAACTCCATCAAGGAATACTTGTGGGACAGTTTTAACATTTGGAATTA